GCAACAAGCCATTACACGAAGTTTACCTTCTGTAACATCTGCACTAGAGGCAGTCAATACAACATCAATAGTATCAGTTGTAGTTACGTGTTGTGTAAAAGTAATAGTACCTGATGTTGTCATTGCAGCACCGTTACTACCACTGGCTAAGAATGTGCCAGCAGCAGCACTAACATCTGCTCCATCAACAATATCATCACCCTCTGCAAAGTCAATATCTACAGATGGTGAAGTCCCATTAAAAGACTTTAAAATTTGAGCACCTGCGAAAAGTACCATTGTATTAGCTGGGATTTCTAATACTTGAAAGACATCCCCATTTGTACAAGAGTATCCGTCCTCAACCATTTTTTCAATGTCGATGACTGCTTCACGCATATACATTCCAAAGCCTTGAAAACGTGATGGTGGTACAGCAACAGAGTTAGAATCAACACCAACTGTTGCTTTTGAGGTTAAGTCAAAAGTAGCCATA